TGTTCCAAGGTGTGTGCCCTTGGCTAAATTGCGACTCTACTCGGGAGTGCTTGAGTCTTCCGCTGTCGGCTGTTGCCAAGTACTCGGGAGTCTTATGCAGTTGCAGTGCGAAGGCTTTGGCATAGCATTGGGAGATTGACTTCCCAGTGATGAATGCCACCTCTTTTGTCGACCGATGCGGATAGTATTCAATCAGCAATTCGGTCTCTTCCATCGTCCAATTACAACGCTTCATAATAATCGAGCCCTCCTTGCTCTCCTCCAGTGTCGTTTGGTTTTGGAAGTCGCTTGTACATTGCTTGCTGCCCATCATGGTAGCCGTTTGAGTAAGCTTGCACTATTGCTTCTTTTACCTTTGCTTCAAGGCTGTCGTTGTCGGCTTCGCGTGGATCAATAATCGTGTCGAGGTACTTGGTGAATTGCGAAAATTCGTAGTGGATGTTGTCGAGTGGATTCATCGTATTGCTTGTGTTTTATGTTCAACTATTTCAATGCCTCTAATCTCTGCGATGTTCGTAATCTCCATCGCCTTTGGAAGCTTGCGGAGTAACTCTTGAATGTCGAACATCTCTGCTTGCATGAGTGTCCATAGCAGTGTTGCCCAATCTACCTCGCCAACTATCTCCGCTTTTTTGCTGATTCGAATGTTCTTGGTGTGGTCGATGTCAAGGGTAGTGCTTGTGGTTGAGTCGGTGAACTTAGCCATGATGCTTGCCACCTCGTCAGCACTGGAAGCAAGTAGTGCCTCGGCTGCTTCCTGCGCAATCTTTGCATCTGCTTCTGCCTTGATGCGCTCGAGCTCGTTGGAGTAGTCTATCATCAAGGCCTTGCGCTGCTCGATGTAAGCCTTAAGCGGAGCAACGGCATCACGCTCGACATCCATGATTGACTTCTTGTAGGTGTCCAGTGGAAGGGTTACGAGCTTGCGATTGGTCTCGATGTGCTTGATGGCATCGTTTGCCGCCTTGATGGACTCAGCACTCATGTCGTATGAGAGCTTGTCTTCGATGGCTTGTGGCGCAGATTGGATCATGCTCTGAGCACGAAGTACCTCGGTCGAGTTTAATGCCTTGTAGAACTCGGATAAGTTCTCTATATTTATGCCGTTCATAGTGTATTGATTTAATGATTGTTTTTAATAAAGGGCGGCTGATTACCGCCCTTTGTTATTTATCAGAAAGGAAAGCCATCTTCTTCTTCCTCAACTTCAAACTTAGCAGATTCCATTGAAGCCAACACAACTCGGGAAAGCACTGGCAATGGCTTCGATACTCTCGCAATCCACTCATCGCTCATCTTAATCTTGTCTTGAATGAACTCGGGCAGCTGATTAAATACAGCATCATCATGCTCTTCGGTGTTGTAGCAAAGCGGAGTGTTGAATGCAGGAGGGCAAACCATTCCTTTCGGGATTGGGCTCATGCCGATGATGTTGGCATAGGTGCTGTCGCCTTTTTCAACGTGGGTGATGTTCACCAAGCAAGCTTTTCCAAGCAGCGTGAAGATGTCGAAGTTGCCTGCAATCTCGTTGGTCATCTTTTTTCCTGCCCAAGATTCGATGTCGCGGCGTAGTACTGCTTTCTCGTTCATGCTAAGGTTGTAGATGCTTCGAGCATAGAACGGCTTAAGGCCATCGCCACGTTCAAATTCGTGCAGCTCTGTCGGCAGTTCAAAGATAAACTGCACTTTGCGTTTTTTGCCTGGAAATTGACCAGTTTGCATCGTTGTTCCAAGGTCAACGATTTGGTAACATCTTGCAACAAATGCTCCTTCCGGTGCGATTTGGCGGGAGGTGTTATTCCCTGAGGGTGCTTTTAAAGCCATAGTTAAAATTGAGTTATTAATTGATTGAAAGATACTTGAGTATTGTGCAGTGTTTTTTGGTACATCTTAAAGAACTCGTTAACATCCGATGGATGATAAGTGCGAACCGATTCATGTAGCCCTTGAGTCATCTCCTTGGAGTATTGGCGAACAAGTACAAGTGAGTTCTTGTCGCATCGTTGGAAGAGACCTTGATGGCAACCGTCTTGCACAATTGTTAGCATGATGCCAGATAGATGATCGTAGTTAAAATACTGCGTGCTGTCGTGTGATTTGAAGAATGTGTTCATAGTTTGAAGAGTGAATGATTGAAGTTTATGGGCGGTGATTAGCCGCCCGATTAAATTAGTATGAAAAATTAAATCTGTAAACCATTTCGTCATTTTTCCAAATAACAAGAAGTGCATTTTCATCCTTGTCGTAGTCGTATCTTGTTTTAGAATACTTTAAAAAGACTTCAACAAAGTCTAAACAATGAGATGTGTTTTTAAACTCATCAGAGATAAGCTTGGATTCGTTGTTTGTTTCGATAGTTAATTTGTACATGATTAAAAGAGTAAATGAGTGAATGATTGATAGGCAAATATACAACTATATTTTGATTGTGCAATAGTTAATTAAAATAAATGCAATTATTTTTTACCTCGCAATGCAAGTGCTTGATATTTAACCCAATAAAATTACTACTTATTTTTTACTGATGCGACTCCTACCCCAATCAACACTCCAACTCCCACCTTGAAGGCTGTTGTCTGATGCCACTTCTTGTCTTGCTTGATGTAGATGTTCTCCATTCCAACTATGGCGATATTGGGATTGTCGACTCTCAGGCGGACCACTGTGTCCTTCTTCTTGAGGATGCGGTTGATTAGTCCAGTGCGCATGGTATCACCAACTGCATAGGTGAACTTAGCAGGGATCACAAGTGAATCAATCTGCAACCACCCGAGGCGGTTAATCATGCCGCCGATTGTGTACCACTCGGTCTGCTTAAGGAATGGCTTTGGCAGTTGGATGTATGGCTTTCCTTGCACCATCACCGTATCACCTAACTTAATCTGTGTTTTGATGATGGTGCGCGTTTCAATCTTAACCACCTCAACAGCGTTCTTGACTTTGACTTCGAGCTCAGCGATTTGCTGTGCTTGTTTAGCTGCATCTGAGCCGCTCTGAGCGATTATCTTCTTCTGCGAGGCGATAACTATCGAGTCCTCATATATCGTGTGCTTAAGGCGGTAATCTGACTCGATGCCATCGCCGCAAGATTTGAGCAGCAAGAACAAGAGCACAATTAATACGGCCAAATAAATTGTTTCAGTACGTACAGATCCCCAATTGAATGAGTCTGATGAGTTCTTTTGATGATTCCCAAAAAAGTCTTTTATCATTGAGTTCAGTTTGAAGGATTTCAAGTGCAACACATACCGGCATGCCTCTTTCCATAACATACCAAGCGGCAACCTTAACCAGTCTCTCGTCTGCTTCCTGCTCTGTCATAACTCCCTTGCGGCTTTTTTTACCAGTGCCTTGATGGCATCATCAAGCTTGTTGACTGAGGTGCTAATCATGGCAAGCAGTTCCTTGCGATCAATGTCATCTGCAACATGATGCTGAATGAGCATATTTACCAACCCTGCAATGTTGGTCAATGGCTGTCGAAGTTCATGGCTCAGCATGAAGCGGAACTCCTCAAGTAGTGTCTTCTGCCGCTCATGCTCATGCGAGCTGATGGAGGTCACATCGACTATCTGGATCCCAACAAAGTGAAGAGTGTCATCAATCGCAAAACAATTCCAAACATTATATCTGTCGCTTGTGTTCTTCTGTCGTGTGCGAGCATAGACTCTTGAAGGCTCAGGCGAATGCTTGCGAGCTCTTTCAATGGCTTGGAGAAAGTCGATTTTGTCACCTTCAATGCTGATGATATCCGTGATTTTGCTTGGCTTAATGTGGCTAACGTAGTTCTTGAAGAGCTCATTGTTAGTGAATATCTTGCCTTCAAAATCCGTCACGACATAGAACAAGTCTATGGATCTTTCTAAGATGAAGAGCGAAGACATTGGTTGAGTTCGCTATATAAGTTATTCCATGCACCCATCGAGCTCCATGCCCATTGCGCTGTTAAGTAGATTGTGAAAGTCAATAGCAAGCCCATCACTGGCCCATCCATAGTAGGCTTGTAATCGGTGTATTCAGTGCGAGGCTTGATGATAATTTTTGCCTCTGGCTTTGGTGCAAGCAAGAATGCAGATGTGCTTGGTGTAATTGTATCGCTTGCGTATATCTGTTGCATCGGCTTTGGTTCTGGTATTGGTTCATCGGCAGGAAGCTCATAAGTTTGCCCCCATTGATTAGTGCAATATTGCTTGCCAAAGATAGTGAATTTCACCATTGATTGATACACAACCTTGGGCTCGATGTGAATTGTATGGTGATGCGTATGGACTTTGCAGCCAAGACCTACCACGCAACCTTCGTCAATTGTAGTATACGTTGAGTCTCTTCCTTCATCCATTGTCGCTTGCTTTTGGTATGTATCCTGCGGCCACCATTGCGGCCACAATCGCTGCAAGTGTCTCTGTCGTGATCTGCTTGAAGATTAATGCAAACACGCTTGAGAGAATCACAAGTGAGCCAACAGTTGGCCTCCAGTGCTTAACGAATATATCAAGCACTTGCCTCGGTTTGCTGACTCTTCTTGCCGCCATAAATGGTTATACGATTTTTGTGAAATATAGTTCCGCTTCTTTCTTTCTTCTTCTTACAAGTCCTGTTGAAACCTCGCCGCCTGCCCTGTTCCACTTAAGGAACTCAGCTGCAATCTTCGGGTCGTTTGGGTTGGCTTTTACAAACCTCAACAGCTGCGACTTGGCAAGGTTTGCTGCGCCCAGGTTAAAGCAGAAACTTACAAGCGCATCGAACTGATTTTGATTCACCTTGGTGGTGTTAAGCAGCCCAATGACAGCAGCTTCAAACTCCTTAAGGTGATCCTTGAGAAGTTGATTCGCCTGCGTGTTTGTGATGGTCTGCCCAAGCTTCACCTTGCTGCCGTCTTGGTAGAAGGTTGCGCCGTAGCCAATTGTGGCAACTCCTGCCGAGCAGAGGTAACTGGTCAGACGCAAGCCTTCAAACTCCTGTATGAGTCTGATGCCGTTGTCAGACGATTTCATACTGGAAGACAGAATAAAACTCTACATCAGCAGTCACAAATGTTGTGTCATCAGATAAAAATACTAACCTGTTAGTAGTGTTTTTAAATCCATTAAATTGCTTTTCATTATTAACAGAAATACTACCAATTGCATTAGGTGTTGCAGATGCAATTGGAAATGTTGTGGTAATAGTACCATCATTAAATGAGAAAAAATCTAAATCAACCGTTCCATAAATGGTACAAGTTACAATGTTTCCAACTCTTGAATAGAATGCTTTTACAACAGCTGCATTTGAACAAGCATTGTCTTCGCCACTAAATGTCGGAGTCCACGTCCCACTTTCAAATAAATCCCCCACCTCAATGCTCTTGGATGTTCCTTGAGGGGATTCGGTTGTGTCGCTGATGTCAACGATGTAAAGCAAGTCATCACTTGCAGCCGTAGCAAGTGGGGTTAAGTCGGTAATTTTTACTCCTGCCATGATTCAGATATAATTGGTTTGTAAGTTATCAAAGGTAAGGCTTTCACCCAATCAATTGAGCACTGCTCAACTTCTTCGATGCTGATGATATGATTTCCATCAGCATCCATGATGGGATTAAAATAATTATCGGGCATAAACTGAATGCCAACAAGGCTCTGAGCCTCTTCGTATGTGAGTTGATGTACTTGCATTATACTTGCCTTGCTAATGTAGTTTGAAACGCTTGAACATCGGTGTACAATGATGCTACTTCAGTAGGAGTCAATCCGATTCCGATGGTTGCAAAAGCTAATTGTCTATTTGTGTATAAGGCATTTGCACCTCCCATTCTACCAATGTTAAGAACCGAAGGATTAATGCTTATAGCAACAACAGATGAATTTAATTGAGTTCCATTTTTATACAATCTTGATGTGTTGCTTATAATAGTTCCAGTGAAAAATCCTAATGCCGAGCCAGTTGATGCTACTGAAGGATTTCCAAATCCTGCTGTAGGTGAATTTGTACTCGTTAATCCAGCACTAATGTAATATCTATCTGCTGCTGTATTTCCAGCACCTAAATCAACTGATTGTGCAGTAGCTAAATTGCTTCTTGAATAAATTGATAAATGACCTGATGCAATTGGATTTGTATTATAGAATGTATTAGCAAATGTATTTAATGCATTTCCTAATATTCCATTTGCTGAATGAACCCATCCACCTGAGAAAAACAAGCGGAATGCAGCATCTGTATCAGCAGGATTCTTGAGGTTGAATTTATGCGTTGTAGCCGTTCCACCAACAATTGGATAGATAGCACTACACTTTGCCCAAGTTCCATTTATCTTCATTGATGTCACCAATGTGCAAATGGCAGATGTTATTGTTACATTGGTAATACCTGCCGCAGTTAAGAATGCAACTGCATCAGCATCGCTGCATCCAGTAGAATAGACATATGGGTTGACTAAAAAACTCATGCGTAATTTCCGATTAACATTACTTTCAATCCTTTTGCTGTTCCATTTCCAATCTGGTCGATGTCGATTGTAATCTCTGCATCGTCAGCGAGGGAGGTGTCACTTATCACTGGAGGAGTGGCAGCCGTTGTGCTTGTCTTCTCTGTGTTGTCAATTGTCAGCTTAGTGCTTAAGATACTTGTGCCGCCTTCATTGATGTCAACGGTGAAGATGCTGCCACTTGCCTGAGCGGTAGTAAGTGATGCTCTTACCGCTGTTAGTGTCACTGCTCTCGGCATTCTAAATGTAATCTTTGCCGTTCCAGTAGTTAGTGCAGTAGTCTCATCTGATGCAGCAACAACAAGCTCGAATGGAGTGGCATAGTTACCGCTTCCAAGAATCGAAGTGTTGTTGATGGTCTTGATGTTCGTGCCGCTAACCAGTGCATCTTGCTTGCCGTTGAATGTAGTCCAATCCGCTGTGCTTAATGCACCTCTGTTTGCAGCACTTGCCGTTGGTAGGTTGAAGGTGTGAGTCGCAGTTGTGGATGATATCGCAAAGTCAGTGCCACTTGTGCCAACTGCAAGGAGTTGAGTCTGGGCAGTGAGTCCATTAAGCGAGGTCAAGCCAGTTGAGAATGTTGTTATAATCTGACTCAAGTGATTGTCCTCTGTGTGCAATGTTATTGTGCGACCGCTATGAGTTACATAGATGCGCACTGCAAGTCTGTCTGTTGCAAGTAGTGCCGTTTGTGGAATCGCTAAGGTTGTGATGTATAAGTCAATCGTAGTGCCCGAAGTTATGCCTTCAGGTGTAGCTGAGCTTGATGCAATCAATGTCAATGCAGCACCATCCCACTTGTATAGTTCAATGTAGAATGATGGACTGCCTCCGCTGCTTGATGCGCTAAAATAAGTTTCAAATGTCCAATTTCCGGCAGGAATCTCCAATTGATTTGGGTCGTTTGCATCGGTTATGAATGACTGAATATAGCCGTCTGCATTGATGGTGAAATCAGTTCCTGCTCCAATGATTGGCACTTTGTTAATCTCGCGCATTGTGACACCTCCGAAAGTACCTTGACTCACTGAGCCGTTTAGGTAGTAGTTAACACTTGCGCCGCCGCCTCCAGATGTCGGAAAGTTTGCAAGCTGCCCATCACCTCTAATGTACTGCGTTGCAACTCCTGCCGCTGTCACCGCCAATGTTCCACTTGTTGTCACTGGGTTACCACTAACAGAGAACGCGGCAGGCATTGATAGGTCGACACTTGTGACTGTGCCCGTTGGTATTGCCGGGAATGGTTGAGGTGTTCCCAATCCATCAAGGTAGTCAGTGACCAATCCTGTTGGCACATCAAACTTATTATTGAAGGTATCCCAATCGGTCTGACTTAAGTAGCCATCTGTTGAGGTTGATGCTTGGCTTATGCTGATTGCAGGAGTAGCACCGCCGCTTGATGC